TCATATAGTACTGCTTCTTCTTTATTTTCATTTAAACGCAAAACACGACCAATAGCTTGGAGGTTTCTTATTCTAGATTTAGAAGGACTAGCAAATATAATATTATGTAGGTTTTTAATATTAGTTCCAGTAGAAACTGTTCCAACAGAACCTATTAAAATTACATTATGTTCAGTTTCCATTGCTTTTCTAATCTCTTCTCGTTCTTCAGCCTTAATATTTCCATGAATATAATATATTTTTTTATTAACGGCATGTTTTGAATTAGATATTAAATCAAATAACACATCTCCATGTTTTTCAACATATTGATAGAGTAATAATGTATTTCCTTTTAATGATAGTGATAAATTCTTAATAAATTTATTTCTACCGTCATTACCAATCAAATATTCCAATTCCTGTTGATATTTTAATCCTTTTGATAATTTACGAATTTCCTCTGGATATTTAAGAACAATACATTTAATATTTAATTTAGTTACTTGTTTGTTATCCATTAATTGTTTTGTTGTAATAACTTTTCTAACTGGGCCAAATAAACTTTCTAACTGTAAAGAATGGATTTTTTGTCCATTTAAAGTTCCGGTAACACCAACTCGATAATCAGCATTAACACATTTTTGAACTATACCTGTTAAACTGTTTGCAGATGCTAAATGAGCTTCGTCGCATAATACAAAATCAAATTGATCGAAATAAGTTCGACTTTTATGATTAAATAATGATTGCCAGGTGCTAATGTATAAAGGGTTTTCTGCATTTTTATCTTGGCCAGCAAATATCATATGAATATGTTTATTTACATCCCATCCATTATGACTTGAATAATCAGCAAAATCCGATGAAAGTTGATGACATAATGATGTGTTTGGAACTAACAGTAATCCTTTCTTTCTATTATGCGCTAACAAGAATCTAACAATAATATAAAGAATACAACTTTTACCTGATGACGTCGGCGATAACAACATTAATCGTTTTTCATTAAGGAAATCTAGCGCACCTTTAAATTGATAATCCCTAACTTCAATTTTCTTTCCGTTGGAATGAATATTTAATGCTGTGATAAATTTGTGTAGTTCAGCGTCTGTAACTGGGTCGTAGTTATCTTTATAATTGCGGTGAAGGGTATAGTCCCTATCTTTAGCAAACGCTTCTAATTGAGGGATTAAACCAATGAAAAACTCCATATCTCCATTTGGTAATATCTTAGCCAATCTTACTTTTCCATCCCATAACCTCGCTTTATAACTGGGCATAAATTTATATCCAGTAGCAAAGAACGAGAAGTAATCGTTTAGTTCTTGTGCAATACTTTTATCACATTTAAGGATAGCATAAGTTTCATTATGTTTTTCGATTTCAATTATCATTTTAATTTCCAGCTAGGAATCTAGTATATGTCATATATTCTTTTAGTTGCCAAGTTCTGTTTCCGAGCTCTTTAATTATTGCTTCACAAATAAATACACATTCTTCGTAGTATGCTTTCTTTTCGAGAATTTTTATTAAAAAGTCGTCAGCTTCAAGGTAAGTATCAATATTACCTTTGGTACCAATTTTTAAGTCGAACTGATCCCATCCATACTCGTCCAAGGTTTCCTTTGCAAGATTTCCTAGGTAATACTCCCTACGAACTTTTTTCATCCTTGCATGGTCGAATTTTGCTTTCTGTGCAGCGAGTCTGTGCTGAGAAAGAATCTCGACATATTTCGCATGCAGTAGAGGAGTATTAACCAATTCTTGATGGGGTTTTGATTCGTCGATTTTACTATCGGTTTTCCAATATCCTATAATTGTGTCAAGTTTTATCATTTTAAATTCTCAAAATAAACATTACAAAAATATATAGGCGATTAAACTAATGCTATTTCATACCTTTTAAATCTAAATGTTGCTGTAGCAGTAATAATTTTTTCTGAACTAACCCTAACATCTAATGGTATAGCAGAAACATACACAGGAAACATATCTATGAAATGTATTCGTACTTTTGGTTTATCATCAGATGCAGATAATGTTGTTAATATTGCATCAGCATATTGTGGAGTGTTAAGATATTCATATTGACTATATTTAGAAAGTTTGTCTAAATTTTTATAATCGTCCCAAGACTCGGCTTGAGTATAACCTTTAATCCAATAATAAATTGATGCCCAAGACCGTAGTTCCTCATCAACAAGGAATTCTACAGAAAGATCTTCGTATTCCATTTTATCGCCTGGAACGCCCATATCTCTAAATGGAGATATTTGTACAGTGCTCTGTGTATTTACTCCAGGAATATTAACAGCTTGACAAAAAAATTGTACTTCTGTTAATCTCGGTATAACAAAAGTAAACTTTGATGACTGTAATAGATCGGTATTACAGATATTTGTATCTTGAAAGGCCATAAAAAATCCTTATAATTTATTTACTTGTATTTATAAAATTCTAAATATAAAAAACGCTTTACTTTTTTTAAATTATGTAGTAAAATATATTTGAATCTTACATTAGGAGAATATAGATGGTAAAAGTTGTAGTTTTAAAACCGGAAGAGGTAACGTCAAGACCAGATTTGGTTGGTAAATGGCTTGATGACAGTCATTATAAAATATTAGTTGAAGAAGATTTAGATGTATATCTCCCCCCTGATTGTTCAGAGTTTGCTGCTGAGGAAAATTGCGATAATAATATGGAATGTAATTCGTGTTCAAAAGGATTATCTGAAAAAAATATTATATTTAAATTTCGTAAAAACTTTTTTACTAAAGAAGAGGCTGATGCAGCTTATACTGGTTTGCGTGATGCAGCTGTTGAAACTCAGAATCGAGGAATGGCTGGCGGACCAAGAACTGCTACATGCGCGGGAAGAGAATGGGTTACAGACGAACAATTTGATTTATTAGAATTCTTCGCTTATAAAAATTCAACTTCAGTGTTTGGTGGTTATACTCCAAAGGCAGACGTTGACTTGATTAGAGCAAAATATAAAACTATTAAGTCTGATGATAGTCGCGGTGTTGTTTGGTTAACCGAACAGATTAGAGCTGAACAATTTGTATTTTCTGATTTTATTGATAACTTGTGTGCATTAAGTATAGATGAAGCTAAAACTGAAGCACACCGAGTATTAAATAAATTAATTAGTAAAACAACTTACGCTAATGTTGTAAATTCTGGTATTGCTGGTTGGTATGATAGATACCCGAGAATTCCTTTTGGCAGACCGACTACATATACACGAGATAATTTTGAAAAATTTACTAAAGCATATCCGTTCTTGCAATCTTTAGCGAAAGGGTTTAAGGATATGTTGCCATGGCGTTATGGTAACCAAAAACGTGCCGCAGAATCAATTGATCAAAAATTTGTTGTTCCTGACACACCATTTACAACAATTACTGTAAACCGAGATTTTAGAACTGCGGGTCATTATGATCCAGCTAACATGGAAGATGGGTTTGCTAATATTTGTGTTATGTCAAAAAATGATAATTACACTGGATGCTACTTGGTGTTCCCTGAAATTGGTTATGCTGTTAATGTTAGACCTACCGATTTACTATTTGTAAATAACCAAGCCGGTTTACACGGTAATACTGAAATGATAAAACATGATCCAGACGCAGAAAGAATTAGTATGATTGCGTTTTTTCATGAGGGTATGTTAATGCTCGGTACTTATGATTATGAAAACACTCGTAAAGAATTTATTGATAGTCGCAGGTTAAATCCACTACATCCAGACCAAAGATATCGTTGGAATGGTATTACTCCTGGATTATGGGAGTCTGATGAATGGATCGATTATTTGTTGGTTCAACCACAAGGAAAAAATTGGTTAGAATCATATCACAAAGATTTATATGACCGTAGATTCGGTAATAGTTTAGATAACTTTTTTTAAGGTAGATTATGAAATTGAATATTGCAATTCCTTCGTATAAACGATCTGAAACGCTTAGGGATAAAACTTTAAATGTATTAGAAAAGTACAATGTAGATCCAAGTACAGTAACAATTTTTGTTGCGAATAGTGAAGAAAAAACTGCGTATGAGGTGTCCTTAAAAGATAATATCTACAATAAAAATATTGTTGTAGGTGTTGTTGGTATGGGACCAATTAGAAACTTTATTAGAAATTATTATGATGATGGGGAATTTGTTGTAAACTTTGATGATGATTTATCAAGTATTATGCGAAAAGCTCCTACTGATGAAAAGAAAATGGAACTAATTGAAGATATTCATAAAGAAGTATTTGAACCGATGTATAATATCATGCAGGAGAACGAAAATAAGCTCTGTGGTGTCTATGCAGCGTCTAATGCGTTTTTTATGAATTATACTCCTAAGACTGGTTTATATTACTGCATTGGGTCGCTGTGGGGCTGCATTAACGATAAGCATCAAGATCGTATGGTTCAGTTATGCGACAAAGAAGATTTTGAAAGAACTCTTCAACATTACGTTCTTGACGGTTCAGTTTCTAGATTAGATAATATTACTGTTATTTCGAAATATTATACTGAAGATGGGGGAATGCAAGTAGAACGAACTCTTGAGCGTATTGATAAAAGTGCTGATGATTTAGTTCGTAGATTTCCTGATTTGTGTACAAAATATATTCGAGAAACTACAGGTCATGCTGAATTACGTTTACGGGATACCAGTGGAGGTAAATATCAAAAATCCACGTCTTTTGGTTTAGATAGTTTTTTCTAATGGAAAATCTAATCGAGGTATTGCAGGAAATTCGCTTATCTCCACGAAAACAACACAAATCATATCTAGAATCAATTGGGGTTCTAGATATTATAAATCAATATGTTCCTACTAATTATAAAATCAAAGAAAAAATAGATATAATAATAAAAGGAACATTTGACAAGTGTTATTGTGGATCTTTATGCAAACCAGAATCAAAATGGTGCTCAGTAACATGTAGAAATAAAGATTCAGGTATAAGAGAATCTATTGGCAAAAAAAACTCAGAAAATAAAGTTTCGCGGAGTCTTGCATTAAAGAAAACATTAAATGAAAAATATAATGTTTCTGCTGTGCAAGATATTCCTTCTGTAAAAGAAAAAACTAAGATAACAAAACAAAGTTATTATAATGAAGTAATCAAACATACATTTAAAACATACAATATAGATATTACTCAATTTTCTAATTTCAGTTATTTGGATACAATTACGAAAAATGGAAGTTATACTGAATTATCTAAACAGTTTTTTAATGGAATGCCTCCGATGACAATCTTTAGGCATTTTAATCGCATTAATTATGATCCAAAGTTTCAAAGAAGTTCATCAATAGGTCAACGAGAAGTTCAATCTTTCTTGTCTGAAATTGGTATAAATTATATAACTGAAAATAGAGTTTTAATAAAACCATTTGAGATTGATATATTTCTGCCGGAGTTTAATTTGGGCATAGAATTTAATGGGTTATATTATCATAATTCAACAAAAAAATCTAAACAATATCATAAAATGAAAACCGAATTGTGTAAAAATGTTGGTATAACTTTAATTCATATATTTGATGATGAGTGGACGTTTAAACAAGAAATTATAAAATCAATTATAAAGAGTAAACTTGGTTTATTGGATACAATATTTGCAAGGAAAACTGAACTTAGATTAGTATCCGGTTCTATCGCTAAACAATTTTATGAACATAATCATATACAAGGCTGGGCAACATCAACATTTCATTATGGATTATATTTTAATGACGAATTAATAAGTTTAATGAGTGTTGGTAAACTTAGGAATAAACTAAAATCTAATCCAAATAATATGCTAGAATTGGTTAGGTTTTGTAATAAGTTGGGGTATTCGGTTGTTGGCGGGTTTTCTAAATTGTTAAAATTTACAAAAACTCAATTAAATTGTCCGATTTTAACTTTTGCTGATTTACGCTTTTTTGATGGTAAAACGTATGCGAAATTTGGAACATATTCGCATATGACTGATATTGGGTATTACTGGGTAAACCCTGCTAATACAAAAAGATATAGTAGATATTCTACACAAAAACATAAACTACAAAAATTTCTTGGTGACAAATATAATTCGATATTTACTGAAGAAGAAAATATGATAAACAACGGATATACAAAAATTTATGATTGCGGAAATATTGCATATATTTTATAAAGAAAAAGGGAGCCGAAGCTCCCTTTTTTGTTTCATCCTTGAAACACAACTAAATTACATTAAGTTTTTCACAGCAAAGATTCTGTAATAGTTGTTGCTACGTGGAGTAATAGCACCTTGACCTTGGGCTGTACCTTCGGCGAATGGATTTGCAACCAAACCGTATCTTGTTTTAAAGCCGATTTTAGGTTGGAAAGTACCAGGATCAACTGCACGAACCATTTGTAAAGGAACGTATGGGCAGTAGAATAAGCCAGAGTCATAAGGACTTGTACCTTTATAACCAACAGTACATAATTCAACGTTTTGGTATGAACCGCCGAAGTAAGGATCAATATAAACTTTGATACGACCGTGTAACAAACCAGCATATGTATTACCAGTATCATCAACTTGTAAGTCAGCTGATAATGCAGGAGTATATTGTAATACGCCAGCCATAGCTAAAGCAGAAGCAACGTCAGAGGAAACGATTAAGATGTTACCTTTTCCTCTACGAGTTGCTTTCGCAATTTGATTAGCTTCTCTTTCGATATGATAAATCAAACCTTTAAATCTTTCAACTGACCAACGACCATTTGAGTCTGTATCTAAGTCGAATACTCCTGGAGTAACTGTACCGAATTGAGCACCAGCTTTAGCAACAGTATAGATTGTACGAATTACTTCGCGGTTCATCTCAGCAAGAATTTCTGTAGATAAAACGTTTGATAATTCAGTTTCAGCATCCAAACCATGGATTGCTTTCAAATCTTGAGCCATTTCTAAACTATATTCAGCTTTTAACGCACGAGTTCTAGCAGAAACAGTAACTTTTTCAATTGAAATTGACATTTCACCGAATACAGTACCAGCACCATCGCCTAATACTTCGCCCATAGCAGTTGTCATTGCTTGACCAGTATCGAACGATGAGTTGGCTAATGGACCAGAAGTTCCAACAGCTGAATTCGCTTGACCTGTAGTAGTTGAACCACCTGTACCGATAATACCAGAGAAGATAGTATTAGCTTCGTTATAGAATGCTTCATTACCGCCGCCGTTAGGGAATGTACCGTTACCTTGAGCGCCATAACGTGAACGTAGAGCAAAGATTAATCCAGTAGGACCAGTCATTGGTTGAACGCCAGCTACATCATATGCAATCAAGTTAGGTAACGCACGACGCACTAAACTAATTAAAATTGGATCGAAGTTAGAAATACCGCCAGATACGTTAGTTGGTGTTCCTTCCATCAATGTTTCGCGATCTGAATCCATCGCTGCTTGTTGATTTTCCAATACGATAGCAGTAACTGCTTTTTTGTATGGATCAGTAATTTTTGCCAATTCAGGATGATCCAGAACTGGACTCCATTTATTTTGCAATTCTTCGTTTAATAAAGCCATTTAGATAAACTCCTTAAATTTTTATTTTTATTTTAAAATTGTTTGTGAAATACGCGAAGCATAAGCAGCAATTGTTGGATCAATTCTTTTTGCTGGTTTTACTTCTTCATTTAAGTTAATAACGTCATTTAAAGATTCGATAGAAGCAGGTTTAACGGTAGATACTGAGAAATAAGATTCTTTAATATCTTCCATTTGTGTAACAAACTCATTTTCGCTTACAAATTCTACGCTCTCTGCGATAGTTTTAATTTTTTCAGCTTGAGATAATGTTAATCCTTCACATACTGCGTGAAGAGCTTCAACTTTCTTTTGTTCTGACAATTTTTGTTTCAAGTTAATGTTTTTAGACATTTCTTCATTAACTTGTTTTTCTAATGCCTCTACTTTAGAAGCCAATTCTTCTACTACATCAAATTTTTCTTCAGGAATATCGATATAGTGTTCTTCGAATACGGTTTTCAAAGACTCAATAAAGCCTTCTGCAATTTCAGTTCTTAAACCTGATTCAACTGCTAATTTATTTTCTTCCATCCAAGATTCAGTAACGTAATCTAGATATTCATCAACTTTACCAGTGAAATCTTCTTTCATATCTTCATAAGCTTCTTCGAATTGAGTAACATAATGCGCTTCCAATTCTTCAGCTAATTCAGCAACTTTCGATTTTACTGCAGCTTCAAAAATAGAAGATGCTTTACGTTTAAAACTTTCTGATAAGTTTTCGCCTGCCATTAATGCTGCGATATCTTCGTTTACTTCTTCTTCATCATCTTCATCATCTGGTTCATCTTCTTCATTTACACCTTTTTTCGGATGAAGATTTACTTTATTGTTAACTTTAGAAACAGCGTCAGCTGGTTGTGGAGCTAATTTTTTCATTGGTTCAGCGCCAACAGGTGGTGTTTGGCCTGGAGGTGTGGCAGAGGGAGCTTCAACACTTAATTTATCCCACTCAGCATTACCTGTATCATGACCTGTAGTTTTATTAGCTGTGTCGTGCAATTTTTGACCTTGGCCAAATGAATCTTGTTTTGCGTCTTTGTCTTTTCTATTTCCGCTAAGAATTTCTAGAGCAGCTTCAGATAGACCTAATTTTTCTTGTGACATCAAATATCTCCTATTAGATTTTTATAATAATTATTTATATAAATTAAATTTTGTATTAAAGTTTTCTTAAAAAGTTTTCGAAGATTTTAAGAGCCATCGGTTCAACTTCTTTAGCTGACAATTTTCTCAAAGTATCTCGCGATTCTTCTAAATACTGTTCTACCCAGCCTTTTCCGTCAATAAACATCCATTCTTTTCCTTCCATTAAACCTTCAACATAGCAATCTTGCCCTGATGGATCTAATACAATATCAACTGTTACTAAACGAAAATCTGGTTGGACATATTTAATTCCATTAGATTCCTTAATCGACCCCAATCCTCTTGTTGATACGCCGAAATTCACACCCGCATCAATAAAAGATTTTACGATGTTTCCATTTGGCGTATCTAAAACTTTAGCTTCACCATAGCACCGATGATCGTCAAAATCCAATTTAGTAATAAGATGGGATACTTTATCTGGGTTAATTTGCGGACCTTCTGGGTGAGACAATTCACCTAAAGATCTACGAGTATCAATATAATCTCTTTTATATCTTGTTACTTCAGGAAGCATATGTTCTTTTACATAAACTCTGCCATTTCTATTTTGTTCATTACAGTGAATGAAATAACCTTTAATCGTATGATTCTTTTTACCGTTGGATTCTTCTACAAGAACTTCTGTTTCGGTAAACTCATTTAACAATTTCATCGTTTGGGTAACTCCTGTTATTTGGCAGATTCTTCCGATAAATCTGTTGATTGTAATTGCGCCGCTTGTTCCAAAATTTCTAAGAAACTTTTATCCGAAACGTGTAATTCTTCTGCTAATTCTTCATGATTATTGATGAAATTTAAAATCATATCAGCACATTCTTTATTTATATTTAACTCCGAATGGTCGTCAAATATAATAGCTCCTATATCATCATTCTCTGATATTTGCGTTAACTTTTCTAAAACTGATTCTGTTGTATTAGAAAAACTAGAACCGTCTAAAGGAACAGTAATAAATTGATGTAAGTGCTCCGAGTGATACAAAGCTACTTGTTGCCCGTTAGGGAATCTTTGGACATAAGTTCTTTTTAGAATTAGAACCTGAGGTAAATCTTTATGTAATGTTTTAGTCATAGTACGGATTCTGCGCTTGTTTATTTGATTTTTTATTTCCTGAAGCAGGGTTCCCAACAGATGGATCTTGATCATTTGCATCTTGATCATTAGGTACTCCATCTCCATCTGGATCAGCATTAGGGTCTGCTCCGGGATCTCCACCTAGACCTGCCATTGGATCATTCATTAATTTTGGATCTGGATATACTTGATCTTGAATTTCTTGTGTAATTTGTTTTTGCATCTCTTCAATTTCATCGTCATCCATTTTAAGAATATTTTTTTGGATCCATGCTTGAGAATAATACACGCCTTTATATGGATCAACAACTGCCAATAAATTTAATCTATTTTGTAATAATTCTGCGTCTTTCATTTCCGCGTAATTATTATCTCTAATAAATTCATAATCAAAGTCTTGTTTATATACATCAAATTCATCGCCAGAACAAATACCCTTTAACTGGCATTGAACTTTTAATGCTTGATCAAATAGATCTGAAAATTTATTTCTTAATCTTTGGATAAATTTGTCAAATTTAATTTCGTCGCGAGAAATTACTTGATTGGTACCAACATCAAATGCGCTATCTGGCTGAACTAATCTAGAGAATGGAACATTAAGGGATTTATATACTTTTTTCTCGAAATATTCTACCATTGACATATCATCAAATGCTGCAGATGATGGTAATGTAGTAATTTCTGTTGATTTATTATCAGAGCGTCTAGGCAACCAGAAATCGTCCATCATAGAAAGGAATCTTCTATCATCTCTGATTTCGCCTGTTGTGGCATCATAAACGACTTTATTTTTATATTTGGTCATGATATCTTTAAGATATTGTTCTGCCTTCATTTTAGGTAGATTACCAACATCAATATAAAAGATACGTCTTTCTGGAGCTCTTGAAACTTTATAAATTACGCTAGCATCCTCAATCATTCTTAGTTGATTTAAAGGTTTGATGCATTTATGTAAATTACTTAATATAATTGATCGTTTTGCGTCTAATAACCCTGATGTAACACAAATCATTGAATCCGGAGCAATTCTTAATCCGGAATTGGTTAGATTAGATTTCGTCGATATAGTTTCAGAATAGATATAATATTCAACATAACCGGCAACAATATCATATCCAGTAGTTTGATCTTTTACTTTTTTAATTTCGCGGATTTTTGTAATTTTTCGTGGATCTGTATATCTTAATTCTTGAATACCTGCATTTGGATTTGCTTTATCGAGAATAATATTATAATACATTCTTCCATCAATATAATATCTTCTAAAAATGTCTTGACCAAGTTGTTTAAAATTCAAAAGAGTCAAGACATTAGAAAATTCATCGTCAATAGCTTTCTTTATTTTTGTCGAAACTTTCAAATTATCTAATTTTAATTTTACTATAACACCATCTTCATTGATAATAGCTTCATTAATAATATCATCAACTGCACTTTCTATCTCTGGCTGCATAGCCATTTCTCGATATCTAGTGATTAACTCCACGTCATTTTTATAATTTGAATCTAAATCAATAGTTGTACCGTAATGTGCTCCCGCAGTTATTGTAACTGCGCCGTCATCCAGTACTGGTGCTGAAAAAGAAGGTAGCACTTCCTGTGCTGGTGTATCTTTCCCTACTTTAAAACCGAATAATGAAAATTTAGCCAAAATAAATTACCTTTTTAAATATTAATAGTATATTCTTATATATTAGGTTACTGATTTGGATTCCCAATATTGATAAGAGAATGTCACGCCAAATTCTTCAATTCTATCATTTGAGCCCCAATCCAACGCAATTGGATCAACGGTATTCGGGAACATACCAATGAATTTATATTCTTTGATTGGTGTACCAACTTTACTATATTGTGTAACAACAGCATCAGCGCAATATAATGTTGAATTAATTGCTCCAGCTGCACGAACGTTTTGTGAATGACTGTTTAGTTTATCTGACCAAGATTCAAACGCATTTCTAATGTTAAAATCTTCATCATTAATAACAGTAATACTCCAATCTGGAAATTGTCTATCACCAGCAAATTTTACTTGACGGCCAAAGTAAAATTGTGATGCAACGCCCATAATTGATGGAGGTAATGTTGTAGCATGAGCCATAAATGTTAATTGTTTAGATGCAACTGGTGCACTAGCAACATTTGGAAATGTGAGCGCAACTGAAAATAAATTCGGTCTAGCACCATCACCAATCATTGCTGATCTAAATTCTGCAATATTGAACGCCATGTTTGGATACTCCTTATTTGAAAATCGTAAATATTCTTTTAATTATTTATAATGGTTGAAGTGACGAGTCTCCCCGTCACCAAACTAACTGTTACTTAAAATTTACCTGCAATTTCAGTAAAGTCAACACCAGTACGAACTGCTACGAAATTCAACTGGATAAAGTTGATAGATCTTGCTGGTTTAATATAAATATCGCCAATAAATCTATTTGTATCGATAACTTCAGCAGTATTATTTGTTTCATCGCAAATTACTGAGAAGTCATAGATACCTCTACGTCCTTTTACATCTCTTAAGAATGGTTCAACCATAGATACGAATTGCGCTCTAGTGAACGAATCGTTAAATTCAAATAGAGAGTATTTTGCTGCAATTGCAATAGCTTTTTCAAGAACAATAAACAATCTACGAACATTAATTCTGTCAAATGCAGATGGTTTTGTTTGCATTGTTTTATCGCCATAGAGAATAATTCCTTCTCCTGGGAATGCAACAACCGGATTAACTCCATTTTTATACAACTCATCTCTTTGAGCTTTTGTCGGATTCCATGATAATTTAATTGCGTTCAAAATTTGTCCGCGATTAAATCCAGCAGGCGACCACCATGGATCCCTTACATTATCAGTTCTCGCGCATAAACCAGCAATATCGCCATTTAATGGGACATAACGATATTTATTGTTATATTTGTCGAATTGATATTTCCAGCCAGAATCAAATACTGAATATGATGTAGAAGGAGTTAATGCTTGTCTATATTCAATAATTTTGTCTAAATCAACAGAATCAACAGCATCAGCTCTTAATGGAGAAACGAATGCAACGCAATCTTTTCTTTGATTTACAATATCCAAGCAATGATTTGCTAACGTTGCGTCAGCAGCACCTGTTAACAACAAAGAAATATCAACTTCATCAGCATTACCAAATTTATCGTATGCTAATTGTAAATCGCCGGCAGATGGAGCAACATTAGTTCCTCTTCCTAATTTACTATAATAATTTTTTACTTTATCATAAGCTAATCCATTATCTAATGGATCGCCCCAATTTGTTGAACCATTTAAATGATTGGCAACATAGATATATTTTGATGCATCTAAAATTTTAGTTACATAATAATTTGGTGAACCATCATCTGTTTTTGCATCTTCAGCTTTTGACACATGAGCGAATTTTTCTAATATAGTTCCTTTTTCACCGCTAATTTTTCCGTCAGTATCAATTACAATTATATGTAATTCATCACCCGATGCACCTTTACTATCTGCAGCATATGCAGATGAAGTTGGTTTAGAATCAAATTGGTCTGCATAAGCCCATCTTGTAGATGCAGTAGCATTTGTTGCTGTTGCGGCAGCATTAGGAATGACTGATAAAACCGTGCTTGTAGCTGATGTTGAAGAAAAACCTGAAATGGTATAATCCGTTCCTGCAACTTTTACTTTGTCCCCAACAGATAAGAAAGTATTGGCATAACCAACATTTAATGTTACTGATGGAACAGCTAGTGTTGTATTTGCAGTTAATCCTACTTTGCTAAATGATGTGTTAGAAGAACAAACTGATACTGAAATTGAATTCCCTAAGTCGCTAGGATAACGGCCAAAGAAAGAACCGAATTTAGAATATGTTCCAGCATAAAAATTTAATTCATAATCTTCTTCATTTGCAATACTTACATCTGTTCTTGACGTTGGCAAAACAACGGATACATTATTTGCACCACCAACAACGTTATCCAATACATTTACCCTATTTCCGCTTACTGTGTTTGCAGTTAACGTAAAACGGTTTCCTCCGGTTGATAATACAAATCTATCGCCACTAGAAACGTAATCCGAAACATCATCAGAGAACACAATAGTGGTATTTCCCGCAACAGTTGCTGCAGTTAATGTATTTAAATCAATAAATTCAGAAATACATGTTGAGTTAAATGTATTTGAATTGTCTATAGCTCTAACAACTCTAAGGTTATTAGTATATGCTAGGAAATTGGCAGCAGTAAAGAATGACGTATAAGTTTCATTTGTAGGTTTGCCGAAAGTAGAAACTAATCTATTTTCCGAATCTACTAATGTTCTAATACCTGCTGGTCCCCAGTTAAATTGTCCGGCAAATGCTCCTATTGATGAACTAACTCCGGGAACTACGTTAGTTAAATCAATTTCTGATACATTTACTCCAGGTGATAATTGAAACCCCATAAATTGTACTCCTTGTTATAAAAATAGAAAAACAGTTTTCATAGAGTTATTTATAATTTTTAGCGTTTATGTTTAATAATAAAATTCGGTAGATTGAACAATTTCCCATAAATCTCCATCTTCTTTTATAAATCTATCCATTAATGGGTCGCTAAATTGTGGCATAGGCGGAATATCAATATCGTCTTCTTTAATATAATTATTTTCTATTTGTAATCTTTTGCGAATATCTGTAGACGATAATTCTATAAACAATTTTTGAGTTGATAACCAAGCAAAAATAACAAGAGTCATTGCTAAATCATCATTAGCACCTTCTTCAGCTGCAAACGAATTATTTGTTGCAATAAATCTGGTTAATTCGTATATAGTTTCACTGGAATTAATTCTTAATTTATCAGTTTCAATTAAAGTCTTTAATGTGGTGCACCCAATACGTTTTACTAATGGACTCATATTGACGCCATTTTGTGTTGCTTTGCCGTTTTCGCTTATTTGTTGCGCTTTTTTATTTCCGGCATAAACTTTTAATACGTTTTCGTATTCTAAGTCTTGGAATAGAGTATCGGCGACTGTTGGATTATTATTTACTTCAATCAATACATATGCATTATTGTAATATTCTCCCGCCATTTTGAGAATATCGGGAAATAGCATTGGATGCAATTGATTATTTCTATAAGTTGCAACCTGAGTATATGGAATTGTTGATACATCAAAAACAGAAAATGCAGCATAATCTAAGTTTTTGCCTTCTGAAACGTCAACAGTCATTGCATAGATGTGATCTTTATCTATTTGTTTTTTCGTTTCATCGTCAAATGATTCTTTTACTGGGGGGATAAATACATCCATTTCATATGGAATAGTCATTCCCGTAAATATTCTATCATCTGTATCTAATGGATCAACTGCAACAAGGAGTTGTAATTTAGATCCATCGACTAGAGTATTAGTTGAACCAAGAAATTCGCAATTATGCGATAAAATTCCATTAGTATAATAACATTTATCATTTCCTGCATCTATTACATCAAAAACTTCTTCTAATTCAAAATTTTCAGAAATAAAATCAATTTTAGAAAATCCATGAATAGTCTCTATAAAATCTAAATCAGATAATTCGCTAATTTCTTTATAACCATCAAGAGTTTTTATTTTATGATCTATAGTACAATCAAGAAAACAGTTATTTTGTGTTATAATCTGAACGGTTCGTTTTTTATGTAATTTATTTACACCTCTAAACTTTTCCCATCCATTTATAGTTTTTATTTTATATTTTGTATTTTTCCCAAACATGTTTCCAACTTTTTTGGTTAATAATCGCATTAAAGCTGCTGGAGTTAATTCATAAGCGAATGTAATTTACGCATTGTAATTTTTTGTTCATTACCAAATTCATCCTGTATTTCAACTATTGTATCCCCAGTAACGCATGCAAATTCTTGGTTAAACTGACGGGTAGAGGTATTTCTAATCGTAGTTTCTTTCCAGTTCTCATCGCGTCCAGGAACTCTTGACCAATGAATATCAACAGCTTTATAATCACTCTTCTTATTTACTGCATCCATCCACATTTTGTAGTATAAATTCATACCACGAGGAGTAGATACAATAATAATTTTTGTAGTTTTACCTGATGAAATTACAGGATACGTTGACGTAAAAAATTCTTCAGCGAGATTATTATGAACGTGCGCGAATTCATCCATCATGACACAATTATGAGAAATTACATTATTGGTATAATATGAGTGTGTATCTTTTACATTTAATAAATCATAGACTAATTCCTTAGACTTATATTTTTCAATTTCTATTATTTCTTTATTTCCAAATAATAAATCCCCAAGTTTTAATTCTTTTGCGGATATAAAATTTCCATTAAATAATTTTAATTTATGATCTAATGTACAATTTAATGATTCACCTAAATTAGTTTTTAATGAAATTTTTGATTCATTATTTTTAGTTGTTAGAAGCCCATCAAAAGATTTAAATCCAGATTCTGTTAATACTTTTGGCATTATACTATTTTCCGTCGACTTAATACACCTCTACACCAACCTTCTGGCATTTCATATTCAAAGCATAATAGTGTTTTTAGAGTTTTTGGATCATAACAATAGATTTTGCCTTTATTGTGTGGATCTTTTCCTTTTTTAGCTAAACTCATTTTTTCTTTTGTTTCTGCTTTTCGTTTCATACCAGTATGAGCTTCTGCAGTTTTTCTAATTTTCTCTGGATTTTTATTTATCTTATTAACATGTTCTTCTGTTTTTGGTATACCTGTTCTACTAATACTTAAATTTTTCCTGCGCTCTTCTGAGAAGGATACCCCTGTAAACCTCTCTTTACATGCTATCGCAGAAGCAATATTATTTTCTAATTTTCTTAATTCTATATCATTTATTTTTTCTTGTAATTTTTCTTGTCTTATTATATCAACATATCCATTATTTGGTAATAGAATTAGATCTATAAGTGTTCGGGTAGATAAATTTAGTTTTATTTTAGCGTCAGCAAATGAATTATATCTAATATTATTAATAATAATATCATCATCTACAGAAATATTTCTACCAATATTAATTTCCGAAAGATATTTTAATGTATCATCTGAATGAGTTTTTTCAAAGAATCCATTATTTTCCCCAACCATAATTCTAACATTTCCGCCAAGACATAAATTATAAGTATCTGTTCTTAGTGTATATTCTTCATTTACCAATTCAGCTTCTAATGCTTCTGCATCTGCTCTATTTTTAAAAATTTCTATATATTTTTTTGTAAAATTCTCTATTCCATATTTTTCAATAGCTCGTTTAATTAATTTCCCAGAACCCATATAACTATCATTTAGATTATTAGTTTGATGGTATCCGATATATTCTTTATTATTAATATTATTTGTTATTTTGTAAATTGTATAATACAAATATTCTTCTTCCCATATTTTATAGTTTTCATCATATGTGTATTTAGGTGAATTTGCATCTTGTATATTAATATAAAAAATTGATCCATAATCATCTAATATTGTTATTTTTGTATCTTTTACTACACAATTAAATGAACCTCCTCTAATCGAACTTGCGGCAGTTGAAGCTGCTAATAATTTAGCTCCATTTTCTAGTTCAACCGAACCTTTATTCCATATAACAACTCCTTGTTGGAGCCACATAGGTAAATTTTCATAGGCTAGTTGATACCTTGATAAGATATCAACAGCAAGAGCTTTTTTATTAGCCGTTATAGCGATACTATAGCGTTCTGAAAATAAAGAAAGCCATAGAAGATAACCGACAGAAGTCGTTGTGTTATGGGATAAAATGTCATTTGAATAAAATCTATGATCGCACGAATCAACTGTAATATCAAACATATTTGAATATTGTTCTGTTTGTACTACTTTTGAAACTAATTTTGGACCAGTTTTTGTGATGATATATGATTTATTTTCAATTAAATCTTTAGCAAAAAC